CCAAAAATCAGAGCGTCACTCAACAATGTCCAGCCAAATCTGGCAAGTAGACTAACCACTTTAAATGCAAATAAAGCAGCCGATGTTTTGACAATGAAGCCAGTGACCACAGGGAACTTTTCCGCCGCGACACTAAAATCATTAAGAAAATTAGTCATCCCCAGGGCGATACTGGTAATTGACGGCAATAACACATTACCCAGCACAATAGCCAGCTCAGAAAACGAGGACATCATGAGTTTGACCGCGCCTGTGGTAGTGTTATTCATCGTGTCTGCCATTTTCTTGGCAGCCCCTTCTGAATTGCTCACATTTGCAATCATCTCGTCTAACTGACCATCACTTGCCGCTTTTCCCAGTTGCAAAAACGCGGTCGAAGCCTCAACACCGAAGATTTTGGCATAAGCACCTAACCGATCCTTATCACCCATCTTTGAGGTTGCCTTATCCATCTCCTTCAAAATAGTCGGCATATCCCTAAAATTGCCATTAGCATCTGCAACAGCAATGCCCAGTTCCTCCAGAGCCTTCTTAGCTTTTTTAGGTGCGACGGCAAGCCGAATAAAACCCATGCGTAAGGCTGTCCCTGCCTGCGAGCCTTTAATGCCGCGATTCGATAAGGTTGCCAGCATCCCGTTGGTTTGCTCAAACGAGACATTCACGGCAGAAGCCACACCACCGACATACTTTAGTGATTCCCCGATACCCTGAACTGAGGTCGTGCTTAGGTTAGCTGTTTTAACCAAAATGTCTGAGACGTGGCTCATTTTTTCCATTTTGATACCGTAGCCGTGCATTATTTCAGCAGTCAATTCGGCGGTTTCCCCCAGTTCCATGTGTGAGGCAGCGGCAATACTCAATACGACAGGCGTTGCCTGAAATATCTTATTTGTATCCATCCCTGCTTTAGCTAATGCAATCTGTGCATCCGCAGCCTCCAGTGCAGAAAACTTGGTATCACGTCCCATCTGCCGTGCCTGGGCAGCCAGTTTTACCGTCGTATCATCAGTGGTCGCGCCCAACTCTGCCATTTTGCTTTCAAAGTTCATGGCAGTACGGATTGGAACAAGAAACGCAGCACCCAACGCCAACACGCCCATCGTCTCGCCCATCAACTCACCGCGACGATTGCGGTTATTATCCAGTTGCTGCCGACGTTGTAACTGACGCGCTAACCGCTCTTCGGATTGCCCTAGTCGCTGGTTTTCACCCGCCAGATCATGAAGCTCCAAGCCTAATCGTTGAGCAGCCTGTCTGGCTTGTTCAAGCTCCTGTTCAACGCGATTAATATCAGCAGCCAACGCGGTATCACTCGCGCCTGTTTGCTGTTGTTGTGTTCTAAGCTGTGCAAGCTGTGTCGTTAGCCGTTGCACCTCCGCACCCGCATCACGCGCAAGCCGAATTCTGGCAAGCTTCTCACCTAGCTGTTGTGCCTGGCGTGAGGCATTACCAAACGCGCTACCGACACTGCCATCGAGAGCTGCTCCAATGATAATACCCAGCGAGATTTTACTTGCCATAACTCAGTCACTAATAAAGGTAAAAAAAAGCCTGATAAGCCAAAGACCTACCAGGCTTTAGGGAGCGCGTCTTTTAATGCAGCTACCCACAAAACAAGCTCATCACAAGACAGGTCTACTAATTCATTCAGCCCCCAGCCTGTTCTGGTTGCGACAAACGCACAATAGTTGCGTGCCGTTTTAGGGCTTAGGACAAAAAACCCGAATAGGTTTCTTGCAGTTGCTTATAGTCCTGCATATCCAGGGCTTCAATCTGCCTGGTCGTCACTTCACACAAATTGGCAAACAGAAAAATCTCCTGTTCCGCATCACTGCCTTTAATTTTTTGCGCTGCCAGTGAATCACGCACCTTCACGCGGCGCATGGTTAGCTTGTCGGCTGATTTCAACGGGTATTTCAGTGTAATTTCAACACTGTCAGTGGTTTTGGTATCTTCTTCTTGTACGGTTGCTGCCATGTTAGTTAGCCTCTTTAGATTTCTTAGCGGGTTCAGGAGTGGGTTCTTTTGCTTTTAATTGCACAGAGCCATTAAGCAATAAATACTTGGCTTGCCGTGCATTCAGTGCCACAGTATCGCCAGTAGTATGTTGCTCGAATGCCTTTAAAACAGTGTATTCATTCATATTAAACGACCTTTAAAGACCTAAGTTAGCGCGTTGGGTTGCCAGTTGATCCACGCCACCGATAATACGGATCATATTCGGCACATCGATTTCATGAATCACTTCACCGCCGACCGTTAGCTTGTAATAACGCAATGCCACCGAGAGCTTCAATGTGGCTTTATCGCCTGGTTTCCAGCTTCCGCCATCCACTTCTTTAATCATGCCGCGTAGATTAATGATAACGCCTGTTTCTGTGCCGTCCTCAGAACTTAACGAGCCACGAATCGTCAACGGCTTAATATTGCCCGACGACAGACCATAGAGCTTCAGGATTTCTTTATCAAAGCGGGTCAGGGTAAAGTCCATCTCCAGCTTTTCCATACCCATTTCAACTTCTACAGGTGCGTCCATCCCGCCATTTCTAAATTCTTCTGTTTTGGAAGTCAGCTTAGGGAGAGTGATTTCTTCAATGTTGCCAGCCTGACCGCGACCGTCAACAAAGAGATTCATATTTTTTAAAATACCATCTAACATAAATACCTCTATTGCAATAAAGACCTGCGAGGTTTTAAAAACCTCGCAAGTCTAATAACGTTAAGTTAAGCAAACAAATCTTTGATGTAATCATTGACTAAGTGGCTACGGAACACGATATGTTCAGCAGGGTAAACAGGCGTAAAGTCAAAATCAAAATACACAATACCCTGTGAAATTTGGTCAGGTGAGTTCAGCGCAGGATCAGCCCAACACTTACCGCCCAGGATTGCACCCACCAGGGTTAAATGTCGTAGGTAAGCATTGACACCCTCAGTCACATCTTCGATATAGGTCTTGGTGATATTTCTATCAACAGCCCACAAATGCGCACGCAATAAGGATTCATGAATCATATCGGCAATTCTGACCACCGATAAAAACGCCCACTTCGGATCAGATGAACAGGTACGATTGCCCCATAAGCGATAACCGTCTTTTTGAATAATCGTGGCAACTTCGTTTTCGTTTAAGTAATTAGCGCGAGAGTTCACATCACCTAACGCAAAATCAATTTTTCTGGCAGTACCCAAAATGCCATACATTTCACGGTTAGACGGCGACCACCAAAAGCCACGCTCATTGTCCGACTTGGAGATAATGCCAGCGACCCGTGCAGAAGCAGGTTGATTGATTTCGGAGTTGGATACGGTATCCCAAACCTTAACTTGTGGATCAACGATATACACGCGCTTAGAACCAAAGTTCTCGCGGTAACTAATCGCCTCAGCATCGGTTGAGTTAGGGCCATCAGCAATAATCACCGCGCGTAAACTATCGGCAATAGCCAACAAATCAGCAATCAGTGCTTGCTCATGACTAAAGCCAGGCGCAACTAAAATACGCGGAACAACCTTAACCGCTGTTTCGGCATCCAAAAACGCCTGCACGCCTGTTCGATGACCACCAACGTCAACACCACCGATCAGGTTTGATAGGGTTGCCGCTGCATCAATACCTTCTGTCACACGGATAACAACAATCATTGCCCCCGTTTGGTCAAATATTGCATCAATCGCATCGGGCAATGTGCCCTGCTTATCGCCCACCGTATCCAGTTTCGCGCCTTCCACCCGACTGCCCGTTACTAACACAGGCGTATTCAAAGGAAAGGCTTCATCTGCCCCGTTGATTAAGGGCTTGGCTTTCACGGTTGCAGCAACTACCACAGCACCTGTTGATCCCGCTGTATTAGCAACTGTCACCAATGAATTGGCTTGAACATGTGCCGTAATAGCGGTAATGATTTGTGCGGCTGTGGTGGTAATCGCCCCAGCACCACTGGTAGCCAAACTAACCACAATCGCAGTTAATGACACAGCGATTGATAAGGTCTGACTGTTGGCTTTGGGGTCTTTAAGATGAATAGTAATATCGTTACCCGCACGTCCAGCGGTAATCGCTGACCATGTTAAGGCATTATTACTCGCAACAACACCCGTGTTTAAACTGGCGATTGCCGCAGGTGCAGAATTAGGTGCAGTACCGATAAGCCCAATGACGCTAGACTTAACGGTGGTAATGGGACGTGAACCATCATCGACTTCAACGATTTCAACGCCGTGTAAGAATTGTTCTGGCATGGGCTTTCTCTACGATAAAGAGTAAAAAGAAAAAAGAAGTAGCCCATACCTTATGATTTTATCGCGGGTTGCGATTTAGATGACGATACCATATGGCGTTTTCTGAAATGTTTTCATGTATTAAGTTATGATTTTGATGTAGCTTCTGGCAGTTTCTTATCATTCATTCAAACCATGATTGGCTTAGGTTTGAATGACCAGTCTCATGCGCACGATGTTTGGAATGAGTTAGTAACTTTAGTTCAATCGGCTAATCAAAATGCTGGCACAATAAATTTAGCAACTTTGCCGATTACACTGACTGAAAAGTTTAAACCCTTAAGGTTTGGTATATCGGCTGATATTGAAAAACTAAAAGACCATAGCGAACGGATTTTTGCCGCAATTCAAAATAAAATCGGTGTAACGCATATAGAACGGTCTGATTTAGTAGACCAGTTAATAAGTCTGGTAGAAACGACAGATTTTATTTTAATTAATGGTGCGCGTGGCTTAGGTAAATCGGCGTTAGCCAAAGAATTTGCTGAGAAAATAGGGCAGGAATATCAAGTGTTTTGCTTACGCGCTGAGGACTTGGATAAATCAAACCTTGATGAAG